TTTTCTTATTAACATTATTCAATGTATTATTATTAAATGTATGTTCTTTTAATTTTATTTCAGTCTTATTTTTCATTCTATCCAAATTTTCAATGTCTATTAATTCCTCTAATATTTCGCCATCTAATGGTTTCTTAAGAACAATAATAATTGTTGGTGTTGTTGTCGTTACATTTTCTGATAATGCCCCTTTATCAGCTTTTGAAGAACCAAATGCTCCCGATTCTACTAAATATGCATCTATTATTTTATCTTTTATCCAATCTTTAAAATCCTTTCCGTCATTGGATGTCATCCACGATCTACTCATAACACCACATAAAATACCGCCTTCTTTCAAAAATAAATTATATGCTCTCATAATAAAAGCAGTATCTTTAATTAGTTTCTTCTTATTATCTAAATATTTATCATAATCAATTTCTATTTTTTGGTTTATTTCATATGTATATGAAATATCAAATGGGGGATTAGTAAATATATAATCATATATTCTATTAGGTAGTAGTTTAAAGAAATCATTAGATTCTAATAAACGACACGAAGGATTATTTTTAATTAATATATCATTTATTATATTTCTATTTTCTGGTAAATATTCGCATAAATCAAATGATAATTCTTTATTAGCAGTATCATAAATATAAGCTGGTATATTTCCATATCCTGCAGTTGGTTCAAAACATAAAATACCTGAAACTCTTTTATCATCTCTTAAACCACTCATTTCAATCATTTTATTTATAAGATTTTTAGGTGTAGGGAAGAAATTAGCAGTTGCGGTATATTTTCTATCAAATAGTTTATTTTTTTCTATAAACTCCTTTTCTTTATCTTTATTCTTTAATCTCTTTATCTGTTCATATTCAGTCTTCTTTTTTTGTAAATATTCTGTCAATTTTTTAAAATATTTATTATTTAATTTTTCCATTTCAGAATTAATTTTTTTATTTTTGTATATTTCATTCCATAATTTTGTTCTCTCTCTATATGGCATCTCTTTACCATTATTTTTTTCCATATATTCCTTTAATTTCTCGGCATATTCCGCATTATTTGGATTCTTAAAATCTTCTACTTTTTTTATAATATTAGGGTTTTTTATTAAATGATAAAAACCATTAATTGCGTGTTGTTTAACTGCAGACATTTTTAAAAGTTTTATATCTATTGGTTCAATTGTATATTTAGGAATTTCTGGCTTACTACTACTTATATTTTTATCTATTTCCTTTTTAAATTCTGGATTAATTTCTATTTTTTCTTTCATCTGTTTAATAAATTCTGTCATCTGATTAATTTTTTTATTCATATCATTTATACCTCGTTGTGATGATGCTTTCTGTCCCATAAGTTGTTTATATTTATCTGATTTTTTATCTTTTACAGCTTCTAAACCTTCTATAGCTTTTTTATTTTTTTCTATATTGTCTTCTAATTTTTCTCTAAAATTATCTAATTCTTTTTCATATTCTTTCATTTTATCTACAGCTATTCCCGCTTTTTCTTTATCATCTAAAAAAGCATATTCAAATAAATCATATGAAGCATTACCACTATAAGAACCAAAACCTAATAAATTTTCTAAATCATTTTCATCTGGATTTAATTTCTTTTCTGGTATTGTATCTAATTTAAATAAAATATTTTTTTCTTTTTCCGATAGATTTTTTAAATCATATTCTTTCTTCTTATTTCCATCTACTTCTATAACATAATCACAACTAATACCTCCATATTTTAAATATAATGGCATAATTGGCGTTCTAAATTTAGTTGATACAAATACACAGTAAGCATCAACATACCTATATTTTTCTGGTAATTCTTTATGTGATCCTGCTCTTACACCACGGGCTATAACCTGATCTATTAATGACTGATTCCACCCTGGCTCTAATATAAAAACTCCTCTCGTTTCTTTAAATGATAAACCTTCGGCACCTGCTCGTGATAAAAACACAACCTGCAAATCATCATCTCTCTTATTAAATTTAGATAATATGCTATCTCTTTCAACTCTGGATTTTGTAGAGTTTATAAAATCATATTTTATATTTTTATTATACTTTCTATTAAATATAGATATAGTTTTTGATAATACATTTGATCCATAATCTAAAAAATTAGAATATACAATAAATTTGGGCTTACATTTTAAACCATCAACTACATATTCTGGCTCATCTCTTATAACATTAAGAATATAATTTACTTTTAAATTTTCATTATCATCATCATTAAATGAATATGTTCTCGTTTCGGGGTCTAATTTGAATTTTTTATGAATTCCTGTATCACCTAATACATTGGCATATCTTCTCTCTCCTATATAAAAAGATTTTGTTCCGGTTGTTGTTTCTACTACTTCATTTCCGTCTTTATCAGTCTTTTTTTTACTTATTTTTTTCTCAAAAAAATCACTATTATTATTTCTAAATTCACTTTCATTTTTTACATATAATTCTATCTCTTTATTATTCATATTTATAAATACATATTTATAATTAACATCTGGAAATTGAGTTTTAATTTCTTTATTTTCTACTATTGATATTTTATAATTAAAATATGAAGCAAAAATATCAAATTGTTCTGATTTTCTCGCTTTTTTCTCGCTTTCTGTCTCTTCCACTTTTACTTTAGTAATTTTTTCAAATTTTCCTATTTTTTCTAATTTTTCTACATATAAATCTTCCTCTAATACATTATTTTTTAAACTTTCAATTGCATTATAATCTGGTTCTGGTTTTTGTTGAGATATAGCCATTAAATTCTCAATATCTATAACAGAATTAACCAATGGCGTTCCTGTTAATAATAAAATTTTAGTTGATCCTAAAGCACATTGTAAGCATTTATAACCTCTTACATTATTTGAAGGCTTACTTATTATTTCTCCTCCTGTATCTACTAAATTCATTGTATATCTACTTCTTAAATTATGGGCTTCATCAACAATTAAAAGAGAATTAGCACAATATGATTGAGGATCTCGCAATCTGCTAAATTTTTCATATGAAAAATAATTATATCTCGGGTCAGTTAAGGGGTTATATTTTTTTGGATCTGGCTCACTTAATTTATCATTATACATACTATATAATTCTTTCTGGAAATTAGCAATTAAACCTGCTGGGGCAACAAATACAATTTTATTAGCTGGATATTTATCTAAATAGCAATTAGCGATTACCGCCGCACTTAAAGTTTTACCCGTTCCTACACCGTGGAATGCTATGGCTCCACTATAATTAGATTCAAAAAATCCCTGACTGAATTTCATTTGGTGTTCTAATAGTTTTTTTTTACCTCTGAATATGCAGTCTGTCTCAAAATCTACATAATCTTCTGGTTTAATTTCTGTTAGTTTTTTAAATTTATATCTTCCTGTTGTATCTGTTAATACTATCTGATTTGTAGGAACATTTTTTTTTCTTTCTTCTTTTGTTAATGGTTTCATATCTAATTTTAACTTATAACTCGCTACTTTATCATTTATAAATGCTAATAAATCATTTTTTTTCATTTTTGATAATGTTAAACCTATTTCTTTTAATACCTGTCTTTTTGGCTTCTTCTCATCGTTTGCCATCTTATCCACATATTCAGACACTATTTTTTTTAATTCGGGAACGCTATATTCACTAATAGCATATGTTGTCATATATAATATATATATATTATATATAATATTTAATATTTAATATTTTATTTCTTCATTTTCTCTGGTTCCAAAATAATAACATTTAAAATTGTCATCTAAATCCATATAATCATGTGATGGCTCTAATATATCATATTTTAGATTAGTTTTATTATATATTCTTTCTGGTATCATTAAAGCACAAACCTTTGGATCTTCACCTTTACATTTAAAATATAATTCTGTTAATGATGTTGGATCATTACTACAAACTACTATTAAAACTTTATATATTTCATCTCCATCTTCCATTGTCTCTATCTTTATAAATGTATTTCTAAACATAAAAAATATACCTTCTGCCATTTCGCATTTTATTAAATATTTTTCAATCATCCTATATTATTATATAATATTTTTTTTTTAAATATAATTAATTTTTAAATAATTCTATATTAAAAAATTTATAAAAATAGACAAAATAGACAATTTATAATTATTTAAAAAATAGCGGAACCCCCCTAAAAATTTATACAAAAAATAGACATTTTTATTAAAATTATTTAAAAAAAAATGATTTTTTTGCTATTTTTTCATTTTTTTTCATATTTTTCTCATTTTTTGGTGATTATTTTTTAGCATTTTTTAAATAAAATAGACAAATTATGAAAAAATGTATAAAAAATATAGACAAATTATACAAATAAAATAGACAATTTAAAAAATAAATAGACATTTTTGCTAAAAAATAGACAAAATAAAAAATAAAATAGACATTTAAATATACAAAAATAGACATTTTTTTTTGTCATTTTTCAAAAATTGTGTTTTTTGTTGTTTTAAAGCTTATTTTCATTAGTTTAAAGCTTATTTTAGTTAATTTATAAAAATATATAAAATAAAATAGACAAAAATAGACAATTTACAGAAAAAGACCGTAACCCCCCCCCTAAAAAAAAAAATAAAAAATGACCCACCCTACGCTACATAGAAAAATGGAGACATAAAAAATAGACATTTTTTGTTATTTTATTAATAATATTATAATAATAGTGCGAATGGTTAAAATAAATGGTTAAATGATTAAAATAAACGGTAAAAACACAAAAAAAACAAAAAATAGACAAAAATATACAAAAATATACAAAAAAAATGTATATATACAATTTAAAAAAAATAAAATATCAATAAATAATATAATGATATATTGTATTGTGTTTGAGAATCAAAAATTTAATGTATTTGTAGTTCCATTTAATTATTATATAGATTTTTATGGCGGGATGGGTGAAATAAATTTTATTGAATATCTGCAAAATTTAGAAGATTTTACTGAAATAAGAATAGATTTTAATATAGAATTTGATAAAATGCTGGAATTAATGGCAAAATTTACTAATAAACATAAATATACAGTTTATCATAAAAGACCAAATAGTAATTCAGAATATAAATTAATTAATTTATAATCATTTTTTAATAATAAAATTATTTAAAAAATTATCTAATATAATAATATAAAGGATGAGACAAAAAGTTATAAAGAAATTAAGTGATGGAACAGAGAAAGTTTATGAGTATGTAGAAAATAGCGAATATTACAAAAAGAGGATAGAAACAAAGGGCAGACATGTATGTGAATTTTGCGGGGCTTCAATGTTAAATATCCCACAGGTAATTTTAAAACATAAAGAATCTAAAAGGTGTAAAATGTATATTGAAAATATTATTAATAAAAATAATAATGTTGAATTGACAGAAAATAAAAAAACTAATAATATATAGATTTAATTTATTGATTATGTAATTTATATTATATAATGAAAAATTCAGCTTACCGATCTATGCATATAGCAAAGGAAGGAAAGACAAAAAACAGAGACGGAAATCTCAAAAGATGGATAGAAGAGAAATGGGTAAATTTGACACCATATTCTGAAAATTTAGTAAAATCAATTTATGATTCTCCAGAATGCGGGAAACCACATCCTAAACAAAAAGGAAAATCTGTATGCAGACCACTCAAAAAAATATCAGATAAAACACCTAATATTGCGTCATCTTACTCTAAAGAACAGATTAAAAAAGCAGTTAAAAAAAAAAATAAAGGAGAAATAATTAAATGGCAAAAATTGTAATATATATATAGATTTAATTTTAAATTGTGATTTATTATTTTATAAAAATAATAAAATATATAGAGTTATTTTTTTTTATTATATTTTTTTTATTATTAGTTTTAAAATAAAATTATTTAAAAAATAAAATCTAATATAATAATATATAGGATGATAAGTTATGGAAAAAATGTAAGTGTAAAAATTACTGGATATTGTAAAATATTTTACAACGAGAAAGGAAAGAAAACAGTAGATAAAAGCACTTTCTATTGGAAAACAAACCCTATAACGAAGAAGACAAATGATTTAAACGGTTGTTATATGGTTCCTGATAGGGATTATATAATAGTAGATATTGATGATATTTATATGGAAGATGGAAAAATGAAATCAAAAAATAATCAGTATATAATAGATAATTATTTTGAAAAATGCGGGTTTATTGTAAAATCTGCTGGAAAAGGCTACCATTTATATTATAAGTGGTCAGAAAAAACAGTAAATAAATTATCTCCTACTGGAAAAAAGATATCATTAAAAGATAAAAATATTGATTTATATTTAGGATTAAGAGAGGGATTGGTATTTTGCCCGCCTACCGAAATAAAAGATGGAGAAATAGTAAGAAAATATGAAGTATATAGAGATGTAGAATTAAAAGAAATGGATAAAGGATTAATAAAATATCTAGTAGATAATTTAAACGAAAGCGAAAAAATAAGAAATAAAGAGACACAAAAATTACAACTACAAATAGCAACAATGACTGATAAAATAAAAGAAGATACAAAAATAATAAAAGATTTTGATAAAATTAAAGATGAAATAAGAGGAAATAAAGAAGAGATAGAAATAATATTAGAAAATTTAGATATAGAAAGATGTGATAATTATAATGAATGGATAAAAATAATGATAATTTTAAAAAATGAAGGTTTTGAATATGATGTATTTGAGAAATTCAGTAAAAGGAGTGCCAAATTTGATTCTAATGTAATAGATATATGGAATAGTTATAATAACAATAGAAACCATAAATTAACAAAAGCGAGTCTATGGTATATGTTAAAAATAGATAATAAATCTGTATTTGATGAATTATTAAGAGCAAAAAATAAAGCTAAAATAGATGGATATAATACAGAAGATTATAAAGAAGTAGGAAGCTTTAATTATGAAAAATTTTTAAATATATTTGAAAATGATTATAAATTTTTTGGAGATAAAATGTCAGAAATAGAAATATTTAAAATTACCAATAGCGTAAAATATTTTTCAGTATATTTTAAAAAAATAACTGATGAATATTTTGTATTTTCATATAATGGAAAGCAAATAAAAAAAGAAAAGAGTTATAGTGTTAGACATTTGAAAGATAGTGTATTAACAGAAGCCAAAATTGTAAAAAATAAAACTGAATATAAATTTACTACATTATATGATAGTTATAATGTAAAGAAAGTATATGATAAAATTGAATTAGTTTTTGATTTAAATAGAGAAATTGAAGGTGTATTTAATATGTTTAGAGGTTTTAAATATGATACTGATAATAATGATGTAAATATTGATAAAATACAATTCTTTTTAGATTTTGTGAAACATTTAATAAATAATGACGAACAAACAGAACATTTTTTAAATTGGTTTAGTTATATAATCCAGAATCCACATATAAAACAATCTACTGCTTATGTTTTATATAGTGAAGTTCATGGAGTAGGTAAAAATACACTAACTGATATTTTAATTAATCTATTATCGGGTTATGCTTATAATGTTGAACCAGATAGATTATTTGATAAATTTAATGCTAATTCTGAAGGTAAAATTTTAAGAGTTGTCAATGAAGCAAAACTTTTTGATGCTAAAAATTCAACAATGAAAGATCAATTAAAAGATTTAATAACTCGTATAGACCAAACATTAGAACAAAAAGGAAAAGATGCTAGAACAATTGAAGATTATTGTAGAACAATTATGACAACAAACCATAAAAACGGTGTGCCTATAGAGTATAATAATAGGAGATTTTCAATAATAGAATGCACAACAAAGAAACTTAATAAAGAATATTTTGAAAAATTAAAAAATACTAAAAATGATGACGAATTTAATGTAAATTTATTTAATTTCTTTAAAACTCGTGATTTAAGTAATTTTAATGTAAATGAAGTATTTGAGAATAAAATATTAAAAGAAGCAAAGAAGAAACTATTAAAAGAAGAAATTAGAATTTTTGGTGCTATATTTGAAGATAAAATAAAAGGTAATATATATACAGCAAAAGAAATTATGGAAATTATTGAATGTCATTTAGGTAGAAAATCTAAAATGCTATTAGATGATTTATGTGCTTCTCTAAAAAATTATGGTGTTTGTTTAAGTTATTTAAATGTTGATAATGTTATTGATAATAAATATGTGAAAACTGATGATAAAACTTCAAAAACTAGAAGATATTATTATATTTTTGATAGTGAAATAAAAGCAGGAAAAAAGAATGTAGAAGCGGTAATGAATAATATAAGAATGGCTGATGTAGATTATAATAAATATGTAGATACAGATGATGAAGAGGAAATAGAAAAGAAAGTAGAAAAGAAGGTAGATAAGAAAGTAGAAAAAAAGAAAGAAAATAAAGGCGAAAAAATGGAAATAGTTATAAAGGTTGAAGAAAAGAAAGTAGAAAGAAAGAAAGCAACAAAAGAAAGCAAAATATCGTATAATTCAGATAGTGATGGCTAAAAATAATTATTAATATAATATTATTTTAATAATTAAAAATAAATTTTATCATATTTTTTTTTTATTTTTTTTGTTGTCTCTTTTATATTATCCAGTTTATATTCTTCCAAATATGGAGAGTTATTATATAATTTATTAACATCAAATAGCATTTTATCTGTCATACAAAATATTCTACCATCTTTGTATAATGTAGCCCAATATGCCCCGCTTTTTCTAATATAATTTATCTGATATTGATTAATACCTACATAATTTTCTAATAAATATTTTGATGCCATAGGACTAACGAATTGCGGAAAGTATGTGATACTATGTGCCTCGTCTAACATAATAGTGCTATCTTTACCATTAACTAATTTATGCATAGTAATTGCTAATGATATATTATGATGTCTTCCATATTGTAAAACTTTGTTTAAAAACTTAAATAATGCTTCTTTTAATATTTTATCGTTCATAGCATCAATATCATCAAATACACAAAAACTATTAGATATTTCTTCTAATCCAATAGGATCATTTATAAAATTTTCTTCATTAATAATAACTCTCTTAACATCTGCACCTTTGACTTTTAATTCAGATGATGGATTATCAGTAAATAAAAGAATACTATTTTTAGGATAGTATGAATGATATTCAATAGCTAAATTATTAGCATATGTGCTTTTACCTATACCACTCTTACCTAATATTAGACTAATAAACCTCTGATTTTTTCCATTTGTCATTCTACCTATTGGTATTTGTTGTATTGTCTCATTATCTTTTAATTTTATAACATTGTAGGTTTTAATGTCTTTTGTATTGTTATAAGGTGTTTCATATATCATTTTTAAATCTTTTCCCTCGCTATCCCTAATTACCCCTATAATATTTCCAGTTTTAGATAAATTAAAAACATTTCGGCGTGATTCGTCCATATATTTATTATATATAATTATAGATTAGATTTTTTTTATATTTTTATTTTTAATTTATTAATTATTTTTTTTGTATTTGATTGTAATTTTTTATCTATGTAAATTATGATGTTTTTTAGTTTTTTAATATCTTTATTTGTCTCTATATTATCTAATTTTTTAAATATATTTTCTTTAATGTTATATTGAAAAACTTTATCTAATAATTGTTTATAAATTTGAACATGTGATTTTATATTTTCATTTTTTAATTTATGTTTCTCTGATAATTCCAAAATCATATTTAATTTATTTTTTATTAAATATAATTTACCTAAATCACTATTAAAAATTTCATTTAATTTTTCTATCATCTTATAATCTTTATTAAATCTACTTATTGAATATAATTTCTTAAGAGCTTTATAATAATTGCCATTTTTTATTTCTTCTTTTATACCTTCATTTAATGCTATTTCGGGTGCATCTCTAAAGTTTTTTGGTGTTATTTTTCGTAATTCAAATATATTTGTAAATTCTTCATATTCTCCATCAATAAATGCTATTAAATCAATTTTTGTTAGTGTCTTATCATCCAAACAATCAATTAATTTTATTTTTGTTTCTTTATGAATACCATCAATTATTTCATCTGGCGTCCATCTCAATTTTTCACCATCTTTTGATAATCCACATTTAAAATCCATAAAATATACATTATCCATTTTTTTTATTTCTCTAAACATATTTTTAAATAATCTCACCGCATCATTTTTTGCTTCTTCTATTGTCTTATTTGTTTTAACTACTTCATATAAATCAAAATCATATGGATAATCCATTGATTTATATAAATTTGAACCTTCTATAATATATCCATCATCATTAAAACTTATTAATTCAAAAATATCTTTAATATGTTCTTTATAATGTTTTCTTTTTCGGTAGTAATTAGACATAATATATATTATATAATATATATTATTATTTAGTAAATATTATTAAAAATTTGCTTTTATTTCATATAATTCTGTTAATATTTTATCTTTAGTTTTCTTTAGTGTCTCTATTTCCTTATGCATTGCTTCTATCTCTTTTTTGTATTCATTCATATTATTAATTAATATATTTACTCTATCAGATACATCATTAATTTTTAGTGAAGAATTGGTATTATCTCCATTTCCATATTTCATTAAACTTCTTTTAAAAATCTCTTCTTCGCTTAATATTATAACAATATTATTTATATTGTATTCTTTTATTTTTTCTAATACATTATTTATAACATCTGATTTAAATAATATTTTTGAATTATTAACTCTTACAATATGCCATTTATTAATTACTTTTACAGTATATACCCAATCTTCAATGAAATCATCAATAATTTCAATCTCATCACTGTCATTAATCCTTATATTAATATTTCTTTCCATTATATTATTATATAATATAATATTTATTAAAAAATATTTTTTATTCAATTAACTTCGTCCAATGTATTCAATTATTACCTCCCATCCATTAGATGATTGAGGTGATGTTTCCACTCCTGTTGTTATTGTTTGAGGAAGAAATGTGCTATCATCAACAATTGTAATATAATCTTCACTCGTAAGAAATTTAAAATAACGAGTAAATGAAATACTTCTATTATTATTATCATTATTAGGTATCCACATTTTAGGGAATCCATATCTCGCTACATTGTTAGGCGAACCATTCCAATATATTGTATTAACATTCCAACTGACGACTCCGTTAGGCATAGTCATATTAACTGTAATTTTAAATATACTATCTATAAATCTCGGTCTCCAACACCATATATTTCTCCCACTACCAAAAGCATTAGGAACAGAATCTAAATAGCAATATTGTGATGTAAAATTAGTTCCAATAACTTCTGCATACCATCCAGTATTAGGTGTGCTCGCTCCATCAACATCAACAGAAATTGGTGATCCAGTATTAGGTGTGGTCCAAAATATAGGTGATGTGTTATATGTATATGATTGGTTCCAACTGCTAAACCATCTACCAACCGGCGCCTGTTGTATTTTTTCAACAAATTCTTTATTTACAGCTAATGCTTTATTAGTTGTATTATCAATAATGGATGTTGGCGTTGATAGATTAATTATAGGTTGGCTATTGGCATTTCCCGATGTTCCAGATGATAAAGTAAAAGCGGTAGCGGTTCCCCCGCTATTTGCTAATACATAAGCCCTCGTTGCAGCATCCTGTGGATTAACCGGATCGGCTAATGCTTCAATTCTACCACTATTACAATTCATAACAACTCCTCCTGAAGCATTAGCACCATTTAATAATATATGAGGTATAGATGTTCCGTGAGGTGTAGCATTTCTCGTGATTTCTAAAACTCCATTAGGTATTCCAGCATATATATCCTGATTACCTAATCGCATCCTTCGTGTAGCACCATCTGCATAAATATTTAATGTTGTTTCAGCGGTTGATCCAGATGTGAATCCAAATCTAAAATTAGTGCCTGCAGTAGCATTATTTCCCTGAAGAAGAATGCCATTATTGCTTCCTGATGCTACAGTCATTCTAATTCTAGGCGTTGTTCCTACTCCCGCCGTCCCCCTAGACGGTTCTAATAATATATCGCTTCTTCCTGTTACTTCCGCCCCCGTTGTATTTAAAAATATTCGGGATGTTCCTAAACTACTATCGCTAACGGTTAAAGCGTTGGTAGTTGTTGTTTGTGCTATTTGTGTTGTTGTTGTTCCAGTTCCCGCATTGCTTTCAAATTTATTAGTTAATCCAGAAGTAGAAACACCAATACCTACATTACCATCCGCATCAACTCTAAATAATGATGTATCACCCGCCTCGTCCTGAATACGCAAACAGTCAGCAATTCCCTGATTCAATATAGATAATGCTATACCAGTTGATGCCCCAACAGTATCAACATTTCTAATAAATACATTATTACCATTTCCCGTTCCTGATTTTACAAATTCAACATTATTAGAAGAACCAGAATTAGCTGTATTGTTGGCAGATATATTTACACCTGTTCCACTTTGTGATGAATTTATCATAACACCAGCAGTGTTATTAATTAAATTTATTAAGTTTCCAGACGCACCACCACTGTTTCTAGTAATTCTTACAACATCATCACTTCCTGAATTTGAATAAGTTAAGTTAGCTAATATTCCTCCTGTTCCGCCTGATTTTGTATATGTTAGACCATCAATTGCCCCTGTATTTGTATGATTATATGTTATACCTGTTCCAGTTGATGATAATGAAGCTAAAAGTCCAGTCCCTGAATTTGTAATTGATACACAATTTCCTGCTCCCGATGTCTTATTAATTACTAATGAAGAACTACCAGCACCTGAAATATTTAAAGCTCCACCTGTTCCACTATTTACAATAGCTACAGCATCTCCTGTCCCTGAATTTTTTGTGATATCTAAAGTATTAGAATTTCCTCCAGCAGTTATATCTACTAATCCTAATAATGAAGATGTTCCGTTAATTTCAATATCTCCATTAGTTCCTCCAGCTCCAGCATTAAAAGTAGTAGTTATTGCTTTACCTGATCCATTATTTGTAATGTGTAAAGCATTTCCTGTTCCGCTTTTTATTAAGTCAATACCTTTTCCATTTCCTGCTTTTGATAATTCAACCATAGTAAGTCCTCCAGTTGTTGTATCACCTACATATATCTGACTTTGTTGCACTACACCGCTTCTTATAGATGTGAAATGTCTTTCACCAGCACTACTAGATATTTCAAAAAGCGGTTGATTGGCGTCATTATTACCATTAATTCTTATTCCTTTAGTTGCTCCAGATGGTGAAACAGTAATAACATTTCCTGATGTATTTGTAAAAGTTGCGGGGCTATTTGTGAAATCAACACCGTGAATATCAGTAAATATTAATTTTCCAGTTGATGTAGGGGCACTCAATTGAAGATCATTACCCGAGGGATTAGTAAATTGACCGATTACATTAGAAGAAGCAACGAGAGAGAATGGCAAAGATCCTGTAGATGCACCCCCGCCACCTGCTACGACATCCACATAATTTTTAGTAGCTAAATCAGTATTTAGAACGGGTTCTACGCTGTTTTTAATTTTAAATGTATTTTGTAAATCTAAATCTGCAGTTGCCGGATTTGATAATTTACTTTTTGCCAAATTATTTATCAATGTTCCTGTATTGAATGACATTTATAATATTATATAATTACTTTTGATTTTATTTTTATTATTTATTTTAATTTATGGATATCAATAAATTAAAATTCTATTCTGTTTTATTAACCTGAAAGCTTACTATGTCGTCATAACTAAAACCACTATTTTTCTTTTTGTATTCTTTCATATTTTTTATATAATTTTTTAAATCTAAATCACCATCTCTATTTTGGATTATCCTATATATTATATGTCTTCCACATGTATTTATATCGCTCCCTACATCCTGAAATTTATATTTACTATAAATTACTTTTTTTTCTGTATTATCAAATAGATTACTCATATATTTATAATTATTAGGTGAATTCTCTAATATATCAATATAATAATCAACATCATTTCCGTAGCTGTCAAAATATTCTATTATATCATTATATCTTAATAAACAGACCCAATGACCACTATTCGGCTTCTCTTCCACTAATATTATTTTATAACTCTTATTATGAGGCAATACTTCTTCTATACTATTATATTTTGATAAATCATTGTATTTTATTATATCAATATCGGGTAAATATTCTTTTATCATTCCATCACTCAATGGTTCCTCTCCTATTTCTTCTGTCAAATCTTTTAGTGCTTTCTTTAATAATTTCTTAATATTCATATATATTTATTATATAAAATAATATTTAAAAAAAAATATATACATTAATTTTATATGGATAGCGAACAAAAAGAAAAAATAAACAATTACAATATAATGATAAAAGGAATAAAACCTTTTCCTTTAGGTAAAGTTAAAAAATGTAGATTAAAAAACATATTATTTTATTTATTATATTATGGTATTAAAAAAAATTTAGGGCTTCCAAAAAATATAATATTTATAGAAGGGACACCTTATTATGCTAATAATGAATGCGACCATTTCAGACGGAACACATGGAGCGTTAGATATGGAATACCAAAAAGTGCTATGAATCAATTTAAATTAATTGAAGAAGACGAGATAAGAGCATTATTATATTATTATAATGTTAAAGTAAATATTTTAATGCCTTTTGAATTTAGAGATTTAAAAATGACTGAAGATGGTGAATTATTTTTATTTGAAAATTAGTAGAATGAAGATATTTAAAAAATAATGGATTAAAAACCAGCATAAAGCGGGTTTTTAGATTATTTTAAGATAATTAATAGATAATTACAATATAAATCTATTAAAAATAAATTTATTTTTAATAGATTTATATTGGTTTATTACTGTAAATATCTAATAATTATCTTATTTTAATCTTCGCCCCCTTATACTGTCTTTTTATATAATTTTTATTTAAAAAATTATATAGAATTAATTTTTTTTATTTTTTTTTAAATAAATATATTTAAAAAAAAAATCTAATATAATAATATATATAATGTTAAAAAATATTATTGTTGATGATTCCGAATATGTCAAAAATAAAAATGAGGTAATAGAAGAATATGTAAAAGAAGCAAAAAAAATAGAGATGGAATTAATACCATTATTAAATAAATATTTTAGTGGATTAACAAATAGAACTGATAATAATATCAAAAGAAATAGTTATAAATATGCATTATTTGATTATAACGGTGATAAATATAAATATGAATTAAAAGATAGGTCTAAAAAATATTCTTCATATGATATGTTAGAATATGGTATAAAAGATAAAAGTAAGGGTTGTGTTATTTTCAATTTAAATAAATATAATAAGGCGAATGTTGGTGATTGTTTTATATCTAAATTTAAAGATGTAATATGCTATTATAGATTTAAAAAGAATAAAAGAGAAAGTAAATTTCATAGAGAAGAAATGGTATCACGAACAGATAGAAATAAAGATGGAGTAATGGTAGATAAAAAAGATTGGTATATATATATACCCGTAGAGGATATGATAATAATAAAAAATATATCTGAAACAGATGAAAAAATTAAATGGGAAAAAATAAAAGTAAAAGAATGGTGGGAGAGTATAGGTATAAAGTGGGAAAGTATAAACTGGAAAAGTATAGAGAAAAAATAAATATAAGATTTTTAATTTTAAATATATAGTAATAATATATTATATATGGAATCATTTAAGGAATCAGTAGTGAATAAATTGAAAGAGAGCGGACTAAAAGATAGTAGTATAAAGTTATATATAAGAAATTTAGAGAAATTAAGTGATGAAAAATTTAATAATTTTAATTTTTTGAAGAAGACAGATAATATAATGGAAAAAATAAATAAATTATCTGACAACACAAAAAGAGCATATTTAATAGGTATTGTATCAACATTAAAACACTATAATGAATATGCTAAATTATATAAAATTTATTATAAGAAATTAATGGATTTAGTAGAAAAAATTAAGGAAGATAATAAAGAAAATAAAGCATCAGACAAACAGAAGGAAAATTGGATAGAATGGAAAGATGTAGAAGATAAAATAATAAAATTGACTGAAGAAGTAGAAGATATAGCAAATAAAAAAAATATAACATATAATGACTACAATGATATATTAAAATTAGTAGTATTAGGATTATATTATTATTTACCACCACGAAGAAATACAGATTATTCTAATATGTATGTAATAAAAAATAAAAAGAATGCTACAGATGATGATAAAAATTATATAGTAATAGATAGTAAAAACCCCGAATTTATTTTTAATAATTATAAGACAAATAAAAAATATGGACGACAAACTTTTAAAATACCCGATAAACTAATGGATATTATAAATATCTATCTTAAATATCACCCCGAAAAGAAAAATAACAAAGATGAAATTAATTTTTTAGTGTCATCTAATGGTAAGCCATTTAAAGATTCTGTTAATAGTATTACACGAATTTTAAATAGTATATTTGAAAAAAATATAGGTTCTTCTATGTTAAGACATATTTATTTATCATCTAAATATAATAATGTTTCAAACGAGCAAAAAGAAGATGCTAATGCTATGGCACATTCAATAGATACACAAAAAGAATATATTAAAGATGTATAAATTATTTATAAATATTTATAAATAATTAATTAAATTTATGAATATCTCTTTTTTCTTCCTGCACCACTCATACCCGCCGCACTCATACCACTACCATCGCCAACTGGAGCCCCAGCACCTAAAGCCTGCAATACGTCTGCCCCCTTTTGAGCGTAAGGATGATTTATAGAACGGAGACCGTGTTTAAGTAATCCGGGTAGTTTAGGAAGAAGCCATTTTACACCACTCTTAATATCACCCCAAACAGAGCCACCAACGAGCCTTTGGAGTTCATCTTCACGGTATCCTTCCTGTTCGTTAATTGATGAGACAACAACTTCGGGAGATAACACACCTATCATTCTTTGAGCGGTATAGTTTTGAGCTACAAAGAAACCACTATCAACATGCACAATTACAGCTTCTAAATCACCCGCATTATAAGCAATAGAGCTTTGATTTGAAAAATTAATTTGTAATTGTAATGTAAAATTACCTCTACAACCTGGGGCGTTTGTGATATCATTGAGCGGTATATCTTTAGCGAAACGAAGATATATAAGAGAACCAACCGTAGGAATAGACGATTGATCATTGCCATTAAATGATCCATTTGGAACACTTCCAGAAAATTCTTCAAAACTCATATTTATACCATTTCTAGATGAAATAGCCCATAAATCTTTTTGATTTAGTTGAGTAAGTAAGCCTGGAACATTTTGATAGGTTAAATTTAAATTGTTAATAGATAAATAGCGGGTTGGTTTTCTGTCTGCACTATCATCTTTTTGTGATGGAGTTTCACGAATGAATATGAGTAATCCGTCTGATTGGGTTTTTGTAATAGTTGCGTTGCATGTCACTGTTTGATTTACAGCATTGGCACCGACAGCACGTGTTGGCGTTGTATATGTTGAGAATTGTAAATATGGTCTAACTGAAACTGGAGGAGTTGATATTGTTTCTGGCGGAGTTAAAAATATGGTTTGTATTTGGAGATTGCTTACACCATTCCATTTACTGGTCCATGATGCCAATTGAGAAGAAGTAGCAGAACATATACCTCTAGGCGTGTTATGGAATGTGAAAGAGAAATTAAGTTTGTTAATACCGCTAAAACATCCATCATCACCATCTCTAAATGAAAATGGAGACATAAGAATAGGTTCGTAGGTTTCATAAACAACAGTATATTTTCTGGTCCTAGCATTTACATCAACACCCTGTCTTTGCCCAGCAGTCATAGAATTAGTTGCGACAGCACCTGCACCATCTACAATAGTCATACTCTTTATTCTATATGAAGCACGGGAGCTTTTACCTTCCATATCAAAAGATGGTCCACGGTAAATTCCATTATTAAGAGGAACATCATCAACATAATTATAATAAACATCATTTTGAACTGGTGTGTGAGCGTTATATTTATATAAATCATCTGAAGGTATCATTCTTAATTTTTCATTGAGTAAAAGAGAAGTATTTTCACTTATTTGATCGGTATTAATAGTTGCTACAGTATTTTGAACGTGTTGTTGGAACATAAAATTTCTAGGAACTACATAAGCATAAGGAAAGGCGTTAGTATTAACATTATTATTAAGTTCACGTGAAGCACTACCGCCGAAATTAACCAAAGTAGGGATTGCTACACCTCCGGCTAATTGTGGAACAACAGCGGTAAGTTCATAAGTTAGTTCGCAATAGGCAGTAAATTTTGTGGAAATTCTGGTCTGTTCTGGAGAAGGGACATTACATTCAACATTTACAGTTGATGTGGTAGCAGTGGTATTACTAGATAATTGTTTTTGGTATGTTATGTTCTTACCTGATTTATATACGAGGTAGTTCATACTTTCAGAATCTTTCATTCTACTATCATAAGCTACAATAGGAAGGACAGCGGAAGACATTTAATATATATATATATTATATAAAAATTATATTATTTTATAATTATTTATTTTATTACTATAAATAAAATAAATACTATATATTATTTAATATCTTTTTTCAAAATGGAATAATATATTAACATTACAGTTTGGAAATAAAAAGAAATCGTGAAGATTTCCATATCTATCTTTCCAATATATCGCTATATCTATTTTATTTAATGGTTGGTTTCCTGTCATATCTATATAACGCCATTGAGAAGCGGGTTGATATTGAATTATAGATTTATATTCTAATCCTGTTGTTAATCCTACTTCAAAATCTGTAATAATTCTCTGTGTAGGGTTTCCAGCTACTGAAGAGTTAAAATAATTAGAAGAGCGAGAAAGTGTGTATGGATGAGATGTAATAGTAGGCACAATAGGAAGTGAATTAGAAGTAAATACAACAGAAGCAACTGGATTCCAATTAGGAATAGGCGAGCATTCTGTATATGTTTGGAGAGCGGAATAAGTAGATGAAATAATAAAAGTATTAGTTCCCGAATTTCTAATTTTAAGCATATAATTTTTAGGAGTTGCTATACTACCATAAAAAATAGCATCAAATGAATTTAGAAGACCATATAATGGAGTATTTAGATATATTTTTATAGGATTAACGAGAGACGAATTATATGCTAATACATCACTATTTAATATAAAATTTCCATCTGTTGGATTAACTTCTAAAAATGGAGGATTAGATGTTGGTAGAGAGCCACCTAAACCAACAACTAAAGAATTCAAACCATTAAAGGCATCAATAAATGCTTTATTTAAACAATCTGTAAAATGTTGGATAGAGTAGCAATACCAATATTTATTTTTAAAATCCTGAAAACTGAATGGAGCAGTTGGAGCGGTAGCAGAGAGATTTTGAGGCACCCATATAACTGATTGAGTAAAAATTCTTTCACTACCGCCATAATTAAATGTAAGAGATATTTTATAAACAGTTTTATTAATATCATTTTGGTTAGTTTCAATAACGGGAATAAAAACGGGTAAAGTTGGAGATTCCAATGAAAAACGAGTAATAGCAACTTTATAACGAGAAGGTTGATTAATAAATGGTTCTTCTCTGGTTTCAGAGAAAATAAGGGGCGGAGATTCAGATTGTCCGAGTTGATCCGTATTGGTAATATTAATGAGATAATCAAAGTTATTAACTTCCATATATATATAATTATATAATAAAATTTTATAAATTATTATTATATAATATATATTTATACAATGGCAACAGAATCACGATTATTAGAATTAGGCGTGAATGTAGCGGTTCATGGCGTTTCTCTATTATCTCGTCTTTTTAAAAGCAGAGAAAAAATAGAAAATGAAGCAGCGGAAAAAATTAGGAGGAGGAGAAAAGGTATAAGCAAAAAAAAAGATCATGTTAGTATGCTAATTATACCAACTGGATGCGGTAAAACTTATCTTTCTCGTTCATTAGGAGATTTTGATGGAGATTATAATTTAATACATATTTTAGATATAGATAATTGTGTATTTAACAGATTAAGTGAAAGAGACCAACGAAGACTTACAGAAGCAAAATTAAATGGTGATACATCATATGCTAATGTTATCCAAAGAATGGAAGCTAAAAATTTCTTTGATATTCATAAATCTCAATCAGTCAATAGTAGGACACTTATAATTACATCTGATTATGGTTTAGCTTCATTTTTAGGAATTGAAGATGTAATGATATTAGCACCAACACACAAATTAAGAAACAAAATATTAGAAAATACCGAATTAACAGAAGCTAAAAAAAAGCAAATAATGGATGATTGCCATTTAATAGAAACGAGACAAAGACCAGATTATTATGATACATTAGAAGAATTATATTTAGCAGTAGCTAAAGCATTTAATATTAGAAGAAAAGCATAAAATAATATATAAATGAAATAAAAAATAATAAATATTTATTTAGAATTATTATATATACTTTATTATATATAATGGCATTAATTAGGTTAGGTTCTAATGACAAATCAAATAGCGAATTAGTTAAAATGGTTAGTGAAAGACTAAAAGACGAAGATAAAGAAAAAAGGGGCGGTTTTATTCAGGCATTGCTTCCTTATATTATTCCCGCTATTGGTGAAGCGGCGATGTGGGGATACAGAAAATTAACAGGTAATGGTATGGATTGTGAATGTAAGACACAAATTTGCGAATGTGATGATGTTGAAGGTGAAGGAGTTGTAGAATATAAAAAAAGAGGTAGAAAAAGTAAAAAAAATAATAATAAAAAAATTAAAGGCGGTAATATTGAAAAAATTGTTAATAATTTAGAAGATAATGCTATAGTTGGAAGAGGTATGGCTAGAAAAAATAAAAGAGCCGATATAGTTAGAAAAGTTATGAAAGAAAAAGGTTTATCTATGATTGAAGCTAGCAAATATGTAAAAAAAAATAATTTATATTAATTATATATAATTTAATTTATATTATATATAATATATGACCGATATTAGGAAAAGACTAAAAGAGAGAAAAAATAGGACTGATATTATAGCTACTCGTAAAGATGATATAAGACAACAAATAGAAAATTTAGTTCTTCAAAGTGCTAAAAGTAGAGAGCAATTCGCACAAATTAAAGCAACGCCACAATTTGAGGCGGAAATTATTAATACAATTGATAGAATTTTAATTTTAATTGGTTCTTTAAGCGGTGAAAGCAATAATAGCGAGGTTTTTGGGCGTTTAGTAGCATATTATAAAATGTTAGTAGATAGATTAGGAGTTTATACTGGCGATTTTTCGCCACAATTTAAAGATTATATTAAAAATAGCCTTAAAAAAATTAAGGATGGTATGAATAGATTTTTATTTTTTGCTAATACAATTAGTAATTTAATGGAAATTAATGAATATCCTTCACAATTACAAAGAGAATTTGAATATAGAAGGGCTGGAACGGATGGGATGACATTTGATGACTTTAAAAAATTAAAAATATATCCCGTAAGAGAATATTTTGTTGATACCGCAAAAAAAATTATTGAAAGTATTGAAAATTACGAAACAACCGGACGATTATTATTACCACCAGATTTTTTACATTATAAACTTTTGTCGAGTGGAAATTCTACCGATGCTGAAGCATATGAATATTTTATGAATTATTACAGAGTTCCACAACAGTTTTATAGCCGTAGCGATGAATATGATGAAAGAGAAAGAAAAAATGATGACGAAAAAATGCCCGAATTAGTTGATGAAGTTGAAGAAGTTGATGCAGAGGATGCGGGAGCGGAAGGACCACCAGCACAGCAACCACGAGAAAGAAGGGGAGTAGTAAATAGAGTATTAAGAAATTTATTCATGGGACAGGGACCAGATGAAAGAAGAGCGATAGACGAGGAGGCAATTGCCCGCAGAGAAAGAGAAAGAGCCGAAGGAGAAGCAGAAAGAGGAGCGAGAAGACCACGACCAGGGAGATTAGGGCGAGAATTAGATGCAGTAGGATTTGGGACAACTGAAAAGAAAAAGAGAGGAAGACCGAAAAAAAGCGAAAATAAAAGAAAAAATAAAAAATAAATTATTAAGTAATAATATATAAATGAGTTTCAAAAATTTTATGGATGATTTGAATTTAAATATTACAGAATATTTAAAGAATGTTAGAAAAAATGCTTATTTAATGAATATAAATAAGAATAATATAAAAATAGCAGATAAACCACCATATAAATTAATGTATGAAGACAAAAGACAAAAAATTTATTTTGGTAGAGTTCCATATAAAGATGTTATAATTTATAGAATGTTAAATGATAGTGAAGCCGAAAAACATAAAGAAAGATATCTAAAAAGAGCTTTTAGTGATGGTTTCAGTAAAGATTTAACACCTAAAAATTTAACTATTTTAAATTGGAATTAAATATTCAATTTCAAAATCTGTAGTACCAATCATTTAATTCATTTTTTTTAGGTTCATTTTTTTTAGGTCTTTATACTTTAAATCGTCTTCAGTTTCTAATTTTTTCTTTTTTTTTTAAATTCTTCCTTTGGTTCTTTCTTTGTATCTTCTATATAATTAATATTTTTTATTGGTTCTTCAGTTTTTGAATCTGAATTTTCTATTTTTTTAGTTATTTTCTTATGTTCTTTAGGATCATAAAATTCATTATATACATCTTTATTCATATTCTGTAATCTATTATTTATTAATTTGTCGTAATCATCTTTTAATGTATTTAAATATTCACCATCATTACTACTATCAATTTTTATAATTACATCATTTATTTTTTTTAATAATATTTGTATATCATTAGATTTATTATATTTCTTCATTAATGTTGATATTTTCTTATTAACATTATTCAATGTATTATCATTAAATGTATGTTCTTTTAATTTTATTTCAGTCTTATTTTTCATTTTATCCAAATTTTCAATGTCTATTAATTCCTCTAATATTTCGCCATCTAATGGTTTCTTAAGAACAATAATAATTGTTGGCGTTGTTGTCGTTAAATTTTCTGATAATGCCCCTTTATCAGCTTTTGAAGAACCAAATGCTCCCGATTCTACTAAATATGCATCTATTATTTTATCTTTTATCCAATCTTTAAAATCCTT